CCCACATCAAGGCCCGAGCAAAGGCGCTCGGCCACGAGGAGATGGTGCCAGACAACTGGAAGGGTGCCGACGCCGAGACCACGAAGGCAGCCGAGGACATGAACCACGATGCCGCCGAGCTCGAGCAGATCCGCCTCGGATTGATTAACTGCATTAAGGCCGAGCTCGACGAGATGCTGGCCGGCGACGACAACGAGACGTGCGACGTGGAGCAGCTGCTCTGCACGCTCAAGATGTTCCTCGACTGGTGGACCGACGAGGCCAGCGAGAATCAGACAGAAGCCCCATTCACCGGGTGGGACAACGACCAAACAGGAGATACAATGGCATACATCGGACTCGGCGTTAGCGCCGACCTGATCAAGAACGCAAGCGCAGACACCGCGACCACCGAGGTCAAGGATGAACTGCGCTCCGAAATCGTCAAGGCGCTGGGCCTTGAAGAAGTCATGACGGCGAAGGCCGAATTGAGCAAGGCGACAGAGGAGATCGAACTCCTAAAGGCCGCGCTTGACGAGGTGAAGTCAATGGCAGCCCCCGGTGGACCCGCACTGCGAGCCACACGAGAGCAGACCAGCAAGTCGGCAGCAGTCCTCGCCAACGAAGTGGAAGCCATGCGCCTCCGCAACTTGGCAAAGCAGATTACCGACCCCGCACTCCGCAACCAGTACCTCGAGACCGCTCGAGCGCTGGAAGCAAACAACTAACCACTAACCAAAGGAACCAGAATGGCACTCGCCGCTCCTTCCCTTGACCAGCTCTTCCACGGCCTCCCAGCCGACGAGCAGGTCAAGCGCTTTGAGGCTTACAAGTCAGCCCTCAGCACCGTCCACGCATCCACCCTCAACGCTTCTCGCCGCGGTGAAATTTCATTCGACCCAACGCGCGGAATCCAGAAGACGGCCTCGACCGCTTCACGCATTGACGAACTGAAGACCGAGATCACGAAGTCCATCTCGGGCGACCAGCTCGCCGCCGTGCAGTCGTCACTCGACGGCCTCGCCGACCTCACGAAGGCCGGCTCCGAATGGACGTTGACCAACCCGTTGAATTCATCGGTCTCGGGCGTAAGCGGCCTCGTGCCTTATGATCTCGATCCGGTTTTGAGCCTCCTCATCCCAAAGGAATTATTTCTGCGCAATTCCACTGCCCGCATTAAGGCACAGGGCCAGGCGCTCGAATTCCGTCGCATCACCGGCCTCTCGAACGCCGGCGTCGGTGGCGTAGCGAACCTGTCCTCGTTCTTCAACTCCAACACCGCCAGTACTTCATTTGGCGGCGTGGCATTGAACCGCCCTGCGCTGATCCAGTACGCAGCCGACAAGATCGTTAAGAGCTTCGTCGAGCAGGGCCTCTCGGACTCGGTCTCACTGCAGGCCGAATACGCCTCGCAGGGCTACACCGACCTCCGCCAGCTCTCACACACGAGCTTGCTCTGGTCCCACTTCCTCGCCGAAGAGCGCAACCTGCTGAACGCCGTCTCGACCGCGCTGCCCACGTCGGCATTGACCTCGGTCACCGCCGCAAACGACAGCACCGGCTCGGGCTTGCCCGCCACGTCATCGAGCGCCGTTTACATCACGCTGTCGTCCGCCTACGGTGAGACCGCAGGAGTGAGCGCCGGCACCGTGACCAACGCAACCGCAGGCAAGGGCGTCTCGGTCACTTGGACCGGCACCGCACCATACGGCGCAGTCGCAGTCAACGTCTACGTTGTCGTCGGCAGCACCACCTACAAGGCAACGACCCCGAGCCTCGCCTCAGGCGTGACCGGGTTGAGCTTCGCAGCGATCAGCGGCACCTACCCAAGCACCGACGGCTCATACAACGCCTACGCTGCTGGCTCGAACTCCGGCACCGGCTACGACGGCTTCATCAGCACGTTCGCCCAGTCGGGTGGCTATCAGGCCCAGTTCAACAACACGGTCGGTTCACAGAGCGAGCCTGCCGGCTTCATTCAGGACGCGCTCGTCAGCCTCTACAACTCGACGATGGCCGACCCCGAAGTGATCTTCACTTCAGCCGCCGTCCGCCGCGCGTTGTCGAAGGCACTGCAGACGCAGCAGTCCAGCACCTCCTACCGCTTCAACTACGCCACGGGTTCCGACGGCGTGTCGATCGGTGCGATGGTCACGGGTGTTGCTAACGAAGCCACCGGCACGATGCTCGACCTCGTCACGCACCGCTTCATGCCAACCGGCACGATGGTGATCCACCAGAAGCAGCTGCCCTTCCCCGACTCTGGCGTCAGCCAAACTGTCGAGGTGCACAATGTCGTCGACGCGCTCCTGTTGGAATGGCCACAAATCGGCTTTACCTATGACCTTTCGTCATACACCTACGGCACCGTGGCCTTCCGCGCACCAGCGTGGTCCGGCCTCATCACCGGCATCACCGGCTGATAAGCCACACTCGCTAGGCCACCGCGCCTAGCACCGAGGGTTGAGCTGCGCTGGGGTTTACCTTCCCCTTTCCCCCAGCGCAGCTCCCCTCCCCCCAAGCAAAGGAGAACGCATGCGACTCGTAGGATCAGACCGGAACCTCAAAGAGGTCACAATCAACGACGGCGCCGTCATCCCGATGCAGAAAGACGGCACCTTCCACGTCGAAGGAGCAGCCGCCCGCGCGCTCGTGAAATCGGGAGACTTCGCAATTGCCGGGACAAACTTTAGTCACGTTCGGCAGGGCTTCATCTGCACGGACTGCGGCTTCAGCGCCCTGATCCGTGACCGCTGCGGCAAGTGCGGCGGCACCAACCTCGAGGAGAACTAATGGTCGTCGCGCCCTTCTTCCAGACCGAAGGATTAATCGAGCCCTACGTCTCGCTCAACGAGGTGAAGTTCAGCCCCACCGCCTCGGCAATTGACTTCTCAAACTTGATCGAGAACGCCAGCCAAGTGGCACAGGACCGCGCGCTGGCCGACCTGATCAAGCGCGCGAGCTCGAAGGCCGACGCCTTCTGCTACGGGCGCATGGGCTCGCTCAACGCTACGAGCAATACCGAGAACGGCTGGTACCGACCCAACCGAGACGGGAACCTCATCTTCGCCCCGAGCTTCACGCCCGTCCTTGAGGTCACCGACATCAAGGTCGGCTGGGGACCCGGCGCAGGACTTACCGACATCCAGATCAGCGCCAACAACGTCGCCATTGACCGCGACCAATTCACGCTGACAGCCCCGAGCACGCTCGGGCTTTACTTCGGCAGCCTCGGCATCGCCGGTGGCCGCTGGGGATACCAGACCAATATGTGGTGCCAATACACCTACATCAACGGCTGGTTTAATTCATTCACCACGGCACAAGCAGGCGTCGGATCCACCACGCTCTCGGTGACCGACGCGCTCGGCATTTACCCCGGCATGACGATTACCATCTGGGACGGCATGAACGACGAGGTGGCCACGGTCGCCAGCGTGACCGGCACCACCATCACGCTCACCAGCGGCCTGCAGTTCAACCACGGCATCGGCGTCAACGTCTCGACCCTGCCGGCGTCGGTGAAGCAAGCGGTTATCCACTTGGTCGTCGCCCTCGTCAAGCAGCGCGGAGAAGGCGGCCTCGTCATCAACGAGATTGGCGAGCCCGCAGCGGTGAGCTCGCGCTCGCAGACCAGCCAAGAGGACGAGCTGCAGGCTTACGACTTGCTCGAGCCCTACAAGGTTCTCGGCGGTCGCCAGTGAGCCGCACCACCGTCCGCGAGCAATTTATCAATTACCTCAACGGCGCCGGCATCACCTACCTGTCCGAGGTTAAGAACTTCCCCGCCAAGTTCACACCCGAGGGCGAGTTCTACGAAGGGCAAGACCCCGGCCACCAACAAGGCTGCATCGTCTACCCCTACATCGAGAACCAGAGCGAGAAGCGCATCGAGCTCACCGGCGCTACGGGTGGCGGCAAGGAGATCACCTACGAGGTCGTGTTCACCTGCATCTTCCGATCCAACAAGCGCAAGACCGAGGACGCCGGCGTCGACGCCGAAACGTTTCTAGACAGCTTCACCAACGCCATCCGAGCATCAAAGAACTGCGGAGGCCCAGCGGTCTACAACCAACCGACGGCGCCAATCTTCCAGTGGGGAGAAGGCAGCACCAGCGGCGGGACGGACATCGAGGTCGCGTCCTACTACCCGCGCCAGATAAACGGCGCAGCGAGCGTGACCCAAGTGGTCTCCACCGTGCGCGTTCGCATAATCGAGATCACCCCAGCAAACACCTACCTTTCATAAGGACCAGACATGCCTTTCATTTTCACCGACACCCAAGAGCGCGCTTACCCCAACCTGCTCGACACCAACGGCAACGTGCTGGTTGCGGTCCCCAACGTGACCACAATCGACACCGACCCAGCCGACGGGCGCTGGACTTCAGTCGCCACGCCAGCAGCGCCCCAGACCGCCCCAGAAGCCCCTGTGACGGACGCAACCACCGCCCCAGCCCCAACCACCACCAACTAAGGACAAGACATGGCACAAGCCTTCTTAACAGCCAACTCCTACCTCGGCATGGTTGTCGAGACCACGCCCGGCACGTTGCCCACAAGCGGCACCGTCTACTGGATCCCGGTCACGTCACCACAGATCACGCCGAATCAAACCTTCCTGCGAGACGAGGCGCTCCGCGGCTCACCAACCACGGTCTACGACATGGTGCAGGGCGTCCGCAGCGATGACGTGGAATTTAAGGCGTTTCTTTACGCCGACACCTTCCCCGCATTGATCCGCTCCATTCTCGGAGGAGCCGACACGAAGACCGGCGCCGGCCCTTACACGCACACCATCAAGGTGCTGAACAACCCCGCCACGGGCTCGCAGCCACCCTCGTTCTCCATTCTGGACTTCGACGGCGCTAACTACTTCACCACCACCAACTCGCAAGCCGACACGCTGACGCTGACCTTCGGCGCCGACGCAGCAGCCGAGGCCACGGTGAAGTTCCTCGCCAACCCCTACACCTCCTACACGAGCGCGCCAACCGTCTTTAGTTCGCTGAGCTTCGCCACCACCGAGCACCTAATCCCGGCATGGGACACCGCCATCACCATCGGCGGCACCTCCTACGCCAACGTGCAGTCGGGCGAGATCAGCATCAGCCGCAAGACGCAGGCCATCTACACGCTCGGCCAGCAGGCGCCCTACGACACCTTCGCCGGCCCAATCGAAGTGACCGGCAAGTTCACGTTCGTCATCAACTCGACGGCTGACGTATTCTCCACCGGCTCGAGCGCATACGGTCTGACCCGTTCACCCGAGGCCATCACCGTCACGCTGACCGACCCCAACGACGCCACAAGCGGAACCCAGCACTCGGTCGCCTTGACCATGAGCGCGGCGCAGATCCACAACATCAAGCGCACCCGAGGTAAGGAGTTCACTGAGCTGGAGGTCGAGTTCACGGCCACCGCCAACACAACCGACGCCTCAAGCGGCTACGCACCAATCCAAGCAACAATCATCAACGCCACCAGCGCTGCCTACTAAAGCAAAGAAGGGGAACATGCCACTTATCCAACTACCCAACAACCAGAGCGCGGTCATTGCCGGGCGAGAAGAAATCACCGAGCGCACGTCGCGAGCGATTAGCCGCGCCTACATGGAAGCCGCAGCAACGGCAGCCAAGCTCGCCTCGCTCGGATTTGACGACACGGACCCGACAACGTGGTCGGCGTTCGCCGCTTTGACCGAGGAGGACCAGCAAGCCCTGAACGGCTACCAAGCGCAGCTCATCGTCGGGCTGGTCAAGCAGTGGACAATTGGCGAACTGCCAACGTTGGAGACCGCGCTGGATTTGCCAAAAGCCACGTTTGACGCGCTGGCCTCGGCATGCGGGGACGAGTTCAACGGATCCACGATTAGCACGGAGCCCGCGATAGACCCAAAAGCCCCTACCAGCGACTCGCAAAACTAAGGGCAGCCCTCGAGGGCAAGACCACCGAGGTCGACAACGAGCTCGCTGGACTTTACCGGGAGCACCGCTTTAGAAAGATTTACGGCAGCACGCACGCCGAGTTTATGGACCAGCCCCGTCAGATCACCGACTGGCTGCTGGCCATTTCACGCATTGAGCAGGAGGTCGCCAATGGCTGAGGTTTTGATTACTGGAGAAGTGGAATTCTCCTCGGCAATAAAGGCGAGCACAGAAGCCATGAACGAAGCCGCGCGGCAATTCGTGACGCGAGGCGCCGACATCATCGGCGACAGCGCAAAGCAACAATGGCGCTCTCGACCATCCGGCTCCCGTTCAGTCTCCAAGAAGACCGGCAAGGTCTACTACAGGGGAGACGGACCGTGGAAGGCGCAGCGCCCCATGCCGACTATTCGCACCGGCAACACGCGCAGCTCGATCCGTCGCCGCTACGCCAAGCAAGTAGCACCCGGTCGGTGGGAATCAGGCACCGGCCCGAGCACGCCCTACGCCGCAGCGGTTGAATTCGGATCCGTGCACATCACCAGCCCCGCATTCCCATTCATGGAGATGGGAACCAAGAACGCAGAAGAACGACTGCGCACCCTCGCTCACAGCATTTTCACCGCAGCTCAGGAAGCCTAAGATATGCCACTCTTGCCACCAGTAATCGCCACGCTCCTCGCCGACACAAAGGAGTACATGGCGAAGATGCGCGAAGCCGAGCACCAGATGGCAAAGTTCGGGCTCTCGGCTGACGCAGCCGGCGGCAAGTTCCACAAGTTCGCCAGCACCGCCGCGACCGCCATCGCCGCGACCGGGACTGCCATGATCGCCTACGGCGTCGACAGCGCGATTAAATACAACGAAGCGCTCGACAAGATCCGCAACCAAGCCGGCGCATCATCGTCGGAAATCGAATTCCTAAAGAACGCAATCCTCAAAACCTCAAACCAGACCGCCATCAGCTCGGAGAACATTGCCGACGCCTTCCTCCAAGTGGAGAAGGCCGGCATTCGAGGATCCAAAGCCTACGCACTGGTGAGCGACGCAGCAAAGGCAGCCGCCATCACCGGCGGCGACGTGAGCTCAATCGCCAAGACAATCGTCGGCGTGCAGGAGCTCCAGATTACGAAGGGCATGAGCCTCGCCCAAGTGACCGACATGCTGGTCATTGCCAACCAGAAGCACGTCGGCTCGCTTGACCAGATCACCGCCGCATTGACGGGCCGAGTCGGAGGAGCACTCGCCGCAGCGCACGTCAGCCTCGCCGAGCTCGCCGCGGTCTCCGACGTGGCATCAAAGGCCGGCTACAACCAGTCGCGCGTCTTCGTCCAACTTGCCACCGGGCTCAACAAGCTCGAGAGCCCAACGAGCGCAACAACCAAATCAATGGCCAAGCTCGGACTGAACGCCCAGACCCTCGCCTCGATTGCGCGGCACCCCGGCACCGGCCTGATTGACGTGCTCGGTTATTTGGAGCAGTACTCCAAGCGCACCGGCACGGCCATGAATACCTTGATACAAGGCACCTTCGGAGCGTCGTCAATCGGACTGGTCACCGACCTGACCAACCACCTCAACGAGCTTAAGGGGACGGTCAAAACGCTGGGAGGCGCATCAGGCGCAGGATTGGCGTCAGCGTTTGGCATCACTCAGAAGCAGCTCAACTTCCAACTCGAGCAGCTTAAGACGCAAGCCGAGAACGCGCTCAAGGGCATCGGCCTGCTGCTGCTTCCGACAGTCGGCGACATCGCCAAGTTTGCCGAGAGCGCCGTGTCCTACTTCGGCAAGCACCCGCTGTTGAAATCAATCGCGTCAGACACAGCGCTTACCCTCTTTGCCGCTTCGCTCGCGTTCAAACTGACCAGCGCTCTAGGCAAAATTCCGTTCCTCGGAGATGCGCTCAAGGCAATCCCCGGTCTTGGAAAACTGTTCGGAGCCACTAAGGGAGTCATCACAGCGGAGCAGGGCGCATCACAAATCGCATTGCTGACCGCCATCGCCGACAACACCGCAATCATGGCAGGTGAGGGTGGCATCTCTGGCACGGGCCTCGGCGAGGTCGGTAGCGCTGGACTTGGCGCAGGCGCAGGAGGCACTGAAGCGGTCGCAGGCGCCGCCCTCGGGCTTACGGCGGCAGGAGTTGTCGCAGCCGGCATCGGCACATTCGCCCTCGGATACGAACTTACAAAGGGCAACAACCGAGACATCACCGCCGCCCTGGTCAAGCAGTTCTACAAGGGACCAGCAGCCGCCCAAATCATGAAGCAAATCTCCCAGCAGTCGGCGCTCGGCCAGCAGTTCGTCATCGACAACAAGACGGGCGCAATCATGGAAGTCGAGGGTCGTGGCCGCATGTCATCGGGCTGGACGCCGCAAACCGGCGTAGCCGAGCAGACATGGGCAATGGGACACAACATCACCAAGCCGACCAAGCACACAGTGCGAGTTAAGGTGACCCGCTAATGCCAAGCTTCGATGCCAACCTCATGAACGACGACACGGACTGGACGATTGAACTCGACATCGCCGTGATCACCCAAGCGCTGCTGTCAAACCCGGCATTCATCAAGGCCGTCGCCAATGAGATCCGCATCGCTCAAACCAAGCAGGCGCGCACGATGGGCAACCTCTACGGGCCGAACGCCCAGCGCCCTAAGCCTGCCCCGACCACCAAGCGCAGGATTTCATGACGCTGAACTCGCTTCCAGCAATCAAGGTCTACATCGCTTTCAATCCCACGCTGGGCGGCAACACGCTTGCGACCGCCAATCAGGTCTCGTTCGTCCAGCAATACGGCGGCGTGAACTACTGGACTGACGCTTCGGTCTACCTGCGAGACTTCACCACCAAGACGGGAAAGCAGCACTACCTTGACCGCATCGAGGCCACCACGCTGAAGATGACGCTCAACAACCGAGACGGCTTCTTCAACGGCTCGCCCAACGTGATTGGACCACGGCTGCCCATTGCGATCACCGCAAACTGGTATGCCGACTACGACGTTTTCTACGGAATCATTGACTCGGTGACGGAGCGCCTCGCCGACGCCTTGAACTCGGACCTTGACGTTGAGGCAAGCGACCTGCTCAAATACCTTTCGCTTAAATACCTTTATCGCCCGTCGTTCTGGAAGAAGTACGCCACCTCGACCTCGGTCACGAATTGGTACCGATGCTCGAACTACACCGCAGCCACCGTTACCGCAGCTACGGCGCTTTCGAGCTCGTCGATTAAATACCAAACCATTAACACGAACGGAACGTTCGCGGTCGGATCCTACGCAACGGTGATCGGGCTCGCCGGGCTTTCCACGCTCAACCAGACCAACGCCTACATCTCGGCAGCCGACGCTACCTCGTTCACGGTCACAGGAGTGAGCACCACCTCGGGCGCGTCTTCAAACTCCGCAGGAGTGGCCTACATCACCACGGCCTACGATTACGTCGGCGGCAAAAACGGAACCTTCAGCGGGCGCGTTTCATACCCGAGCCACGGCACCCTCATCTACGACACCGACGGATGCGCGGACTTGTCGGGACAAGGAAACGTGGCATCAGGCGCGATCAACATCGTGCCCACGTTCTCGAGCCCCAACTACGGCGCCATTGACTTCTGGATCCTCGGCCAGCAGACCAACGGCAACACCGTGCTCTACACCAACTACGGCGGATCCGGCACCAACAACGTCAGCCTGATTATTAACGCCAACGGTTACATCGGCATCGCCGTGAACGGGACGCCCGTCTCCATCTCCGGCGAGCCGAAGGTGAACGACGGCTACTGGCACCACGTCGGGCTGGCGGTCATCGGATCCGGAAGCACCGGCACGATTAACCTCTACTGCGACGGCCAGTTCTTCCCCACCAGCCTGACGGGGACATACCTGAACCTCGTCTCCGGCGGCCTGAACGTTGGCGCCACAGGAGGAGGCACCTACGCCTACAACGGCTACATCGACGAGATTGTGGTGAGCAACCTCAGCAGCCTGAGCACGCTTGCCCAAGAGATACAGCAGCGCTACAAGGCCGGCACCATTCTGCAGCTCGGCTTTCCAGTGAACGCCACAAAGGTGTCCTCGGGAGACCGCATCGCCGAGGTGCTGACGTTGGCCGGCTTCGGATCCATTACCGGCGGCACGAGCTCGGCGCTTGCCACGGTGAGCGTGCCCGGTTTCTACATCGCCAGCGGCTACCAAAATTACGTCGCCTACAATTCCGCGACCTACAAGGGATACGCCTCGGTGGAGCCCTACTACTGGGACTCGCCAATTGACAGCTCGACGGCGCTCGACTTGATCCAGCAGATTACCGACACCGACATCGGGTCGTTCTTTCAGGGACCGGACGGCACGTTCTACTTCCTGCCCCAGAATTACTACGGCACTTGGTCGTTTACCTACGCCACCCCACCGAGCGCCAGCATCGGAACTTGGACGCAAGGCACCTACAACCCGAGCACCATCTCGGACAACGGCAACGGCTACCCTTACGACGTGCAAGGGCTCCAAGTGATACAGGACGACACCGACCTCTGGACAACGGTGCGCATCACGCCGCAGTCCGGAGTGGATCAAATCTTCGAGTACACAGCCAACGAACCGCGCTGGGGATATTCGACGCTCAGCAAGAGCTCGACGGTTTCATCGTCACTCCAAGACGCGCTCTCGAGCGCCTACTTCCTCGCCTACCTCTACAAGGCTCCTCTGCCCCGCGTGAACAGCGTGACGCTCACCAGCGAGGCGGTCGTTGCCGGAGTCGTCGGCTACAACCTCCAGCTCATGCTGGCCTTGAAATTTGGCGACGTGCTGCAGTTCCAGCGCACGCAACCCAACGCCGCAGGATCGGGAATCATCAACCGACCAATGGCCATCGAAAGCATCGGACACGAGTTCAACGCCGAGCCCGGCACTTGGCACACTCACTTAATCCTTGACCCTTACCCGGTAAGGGGAGACGGGAGCATCTCGTGACGATCCGCAACACCACGCAATACGGCGCGCAGCTGGCAGCCCTCGGCGACGGGTCGGACGCTTCGTTCTGGCGACAGAACAACGTCTGGACTTCAGGCACCGACGGCAACTCAAACATTTCAATCGGCACCACCTACACCGTGGTGCAGTCGCTCGATAACACCGGCGGCTCGGGCTTCGGCGTTGCGGGCGGCTTCACCACCTACCTTGTGCTGTGGTCATTCGGGAACGGAAACACGCTCCCGAGCACCAGCACCTACCTCGACGTGCAGCTCGGCTACGACAGCGCCACGCCGTCCATTGGTCCGGGCCGCACCGCCTACTACACCACCAGCGGCGGCTCGTTCTCTGGCTCGCTCGTTGCCACGCCCGGCAGCATTCAACCGTTTAACCTTTACCTCTTCGCCAAAGCCGAAAGCGGGACGTTCCATGCTTCATTTGGAACCATCACCGTGATCGGCATCAACTAAGGAGAACCATGTCAGACACACGCAACGCCATCGTCGAGTGGGCCAAGTGGCTCATGGAGCACAAGGCGCAGATCAACTACAGCGAAGGCACCGACCGCCTCAACGCCGTCGGCATTTGGCCGCCCAAGTTTCCAATTAACACGGATTGCTCCGGCTTCATTACGCTCTGCTTCTGGCTCGCCGGCGCACCCGATCCAACCAACCGCAACTACGCGAGCCACGAGGGATACACCGGCACCGAGCTCAGCATCGGCACCGAGATCCCCAAATCGCTGATTGAGCCCGGAGACGCCATCGTTTATGGACCCGGCACCGGCTGGCACACAGCCCTAATCGTGGAAGCAGGAGAAGACCCGCTGACCATCAGCCACGGCCAGCAAGGAGACCCGTCCTACGTTCGAGTGAGCCAAGACGGGCGCCAGCCCCAGCGCTACCTGCGCTTTAAGACCGAGGGAACGCTCCGCACCCCAGCGCAGCTCACGGTCAACAAGGTCGCCACGCCAGACCTCCACAAGACTGCGCTACAAGTCCACCAGACAGCCCCAGAAGCCCCTCACACGGCTCCTGCGCCCACTCCTGCCCCAACGCACCCCGAACAGCAGTTCGCCCCTACATCACCGGCCACAATCGGCTGGCCGCTTCTAAAGGAGATTGAGCACATCGCCGAGACGATTGTTAAGGGACCCGAAAAATGATGATCGCGAACCTCAACACCTTTAACTTCTGGGTTCAATTAATCGTCAGCCTCGGCTTCCTCGTCGGCATCGCCTTTGGCGCCATCAAGACGGTTAACGAATTCATCAAGTGGTGGCACCACAAGGTGGCCGCCGTAGCGATGACCAACCTCGAGCAGCAGATTGAAGAAATCAAGAAGCAGTACAAGCCCAACGGCGGCAGCTCGATGCGAGACGCCATCAACCGGATTGAGGCGTCAATCAACAAGCTTGACAACAAGCTCGACGACGTGAAGACCGAGCTCGACAAGCACCTCGGAGCGCACAAAGGACTATGAGCCACAAGCACCCAATCACGGGAGAAGACATCAGCTTCGGCCAGCACGTCAGCTGGAAAATCCAGAGCGCCATCCGTCACTGGTGGTTCATTCTGACCATCACGGCCATCAGCGTGGCCTGCTGGATTTACGGCGCGAGCCACCCGAGCGAACTCGGATGGTGGAACGCTTGGGCTTCATACATGGCATTATTTATAGAGAGCGTTGTGGGCATTTCGATGTATCAGCAGACACGAGCCGACGCCGCAGTGATCCGCAAAATCCTCGCAATGGAGACAAACCAATTCGAGGAGCTCAAAGACTTAATCACTCGGGTCGAAACCGACCTCGAGATTATGCATTACCCAGACCACCAAGAACAGGACTAACCAATGGCACTACTCGCCGTAGCATCAGAAAACACCGCCGTCGCCGCGGTCTACGTTCCCAGCACCACCTACTACCTGAGCCTTCACACCGCAACGCCCGGTCAGAACGGAGCCAACGAAGTGACCAACACCGGCGGCTCGACCTACGCTCGCCAAGCGTTGATCTTTGGAACGGCAACCAACGGCCAAGAGGTCTCGACCGACAGTCAGACATTCACCAACATGCCCGCCTCGGCTTCCGGCTTTACTTACTTTGGCGTGTGGACCGCAGCCTCGGGCGGCACCTACATCGGCGGCGGCACCACCACCGGGCTGACGGGCTCGCTGCCTGCCGGCATTTCAATCAACATGGCCACCGGCGCCGTCACGGTCTCCTTCTCGTAATGATCCGAGAAGCCGCCGTCAGCTTCACGGCGATCGCGCACGCAACGTGGACGATGCCAGACCAAGAAGAACCGAAAGAGGACTAACCAGTGGACGCCCTTAAGAACTTCGCCTACAGCCTTGTTGCGACGCCGCCCTCACCGGCCACGTCCGGAACCAGCCTGACCGTGACAGCGACGCAGGGCGCCTACTTCCCAGCCGCACCGTTTGACGCAACGATTTGGCCGGCAGGAGTTCAGCCGACCAACGCCAACGCCGAAATCGTTCGAGTGACCGCCGTGGCCACTGACACCTTCACAATCACGCGCGCCCAGTACGGCACCACCGCCCAAAGCATCACCGCCGGCTACCAAATTGCCCAGACCATTGACGCCAACCTCCTCGGCCAGCTCGCACCACTAACCGGCGCAACGTTCACCGGCGAGGTCTCGGTGCCAGACATAAAGGTGACCGGCCTCACAGGAGCAACCGCGAGCTCAAGCCGCCTTGTTGGAACCACCACCTCCGGCCCACCTAGCACCGGCACGTTCTCGGCTGGCGACATCGTGGCCGACCAGACCGGCACGTTCTGGGTCTGCGTGAGCGCGGGAACACCCGGCACATGGACCAACGAGATCCCGAACTCGCTCGTCAACCGATCCGCAACGGCAACGGCAGGAGTTGGCGAGTTCACGATTTACGGCACCACTGGAACCTCGGGTCAGACAATTACCCTGCCAGTCGGCCCGCAAAACGGAGCGCTCTACCAGATCAAGAACTTGTCGCCCTACACGGTGAGCATCAAGGGCGGCACGAATTCAATCTCGGTCTCAGGCACGGTGTACGGAGCAAGCACGCCCTACACAATCCCCCTCAACGCCGCCTACTCATTCGTTTTCACCGGCGGCATTTGGTACTGCTTCCTGACCACCGACCTCGCACAGATGGCAAACACGCTGCCCGTCGCCAGCGGCGGCACAGGAGCAACCTCAACAACCGGCTCCGGCTCCAACGTGCTGAGCACCAGCCCAAGCCTGACCACGCCCAACTTCTCGAGCATCGTGAACTCCGGAACGCTGACCTTGCCGACCTCGACGGACACGCTGGTCGGACGTGCCACCACCGACACTCTGACGAACAAGCGCATCACCAAGCGAGTGACCTCGACGACGGCCAACGCTTCGTCCTACGCAATCAACACCGACAACGTTGATGTCTACCACGTCACCAGCCAGTCCACTACGCCGGTGCAGTTCACGAGCTCAGGGACGCCCGTGGACGGCGACACGCTCCGAATCTCAATGACCGGCACGACCTCCATCGGCCTGACGTGGGGTGGCACCTTTGAGTCCTCCGGTGGCGTCCTGCTTCCCGTGGCGACCGCAGGAACGGCTCGCCTTGACGTGGGCTTCATCTGGAACTCTGAAACCTCCAAGTGGCGATTGGTGGCGGTGGCGTAGTGGCTATTGCTTACCGAGGTGGGACAACAACTTCGTCAATCTCCACGACTGTTCCAGTCCTCTCGACGTTGCCAGGCGACCTCATCCTCATCGTGGTCTCATCAATCAACACCACTGCTTGGTCTCAGACTGGTGCAAACAAGTATTTACCGGCCTACACCGTGAGTGGAGCAGGCGCAACGTGGGTCGGTCTGACGGCCAACGGCAACGGCGCACCGAACGCCAACAACGGCTTCTCCGCTTGGCTGGGCTACAACGTGACCACCACCGGCACAACCTCGGTGACGCTTAGCGGAGTGCCGACAACCACGGGCGGCTTCTGCACAGCGACGTTCTCCGGATGCTCGACCACAAACCCAATCGCAATCAACGGAACGCCACACGGACAGGGAACCGCAATCGGCAACCTCACCAGTCAGGCGCAAGGCTTCAACTACTACTGGCAGCCTGGGCAACTTCTTCTCGGTATGACCGGCGCATCTTCATTCTCAACCACTCCGCCTTCTGGTGGTGGCTGGGGAACTTCTCCCTACAACCTGCCAAACAATGACACAGTGGCAACCTATGTCACTGGCTCACGTCAGTCGGCTATCACCTACCAAATCGCCACCTATCCTCAGACAACAAGCGGTGGCGCACTGGGCTTCTGGCAGTCACCGGCAGCGACTACCGGCATAGACATCTCGGTTGCACTCGGTCTGGTCATCAACCCTGCCACGACCACGAACAGCACTAACTTCCTAGAACTTCTTTAAGGAGACCCGATGATCGGCGCAAACTACCTCGGCGCCCCATACCTCGGGCAGGGCTACGCAGGGCTGAAGCAATACGCGGCTCAAGGAGCAGCCACCGGCACGCACACCGCGACCGCGACCGCGACCGTCATCTACCCGGCTACAGGAGCCGGCACCGGCACGCACGCAGGATCGGCAACCGGCCTGATTGCCGCGACGGGATCGAGCGCCGGAAGCCACAGCGCCACAGCCACCGCGACGGTGATCTACGCAGGCACGGGAGCCGGCAACTACAGCCACGCCGCAACCACCGCCGACTTCCTCGTCGTTCGAGCAAGCGGCACGGGGACGCACAGCGCCACAGCCATCGCCACCTTCTACTACGCCGGCACGGGCGCAGCCACGGCCACCTACGCCGGCACAGGCGCAGCTCGACTGATTGCCACGGCCAGCGGCACGGGAACCCACGCCGGCGCAGCCACCGCCACCTACTACGTCGTCGCGACCGGATCCGCACGAGCGACACACACGGCAACGGCCAACGCTTCCTACTTCCGACCAGAGCCCGGCATCGTGGCCGGCACGTTCTACGCAGCCACGGTCAAGGGAACCGAGCGCGCAGCCACGGTCGCCGGCAGCGAGCTCGCCGCAGCAGTTAGAGGCACCACCTACCAAGCAACCATCGAGGGAACGGCGCTCGCCGGATCCGTGAAGGGAACCACCTACCAATGACCTCCTACACCTTCTACGAAGGCGCCACGCTCCGCCTGACCACGCAGGACTACCCATTCACCAGCATCGCCGGCTCGCCCGTCACGCCTGACGTAGTGACGCTTCAAATCTCGGTGCAGGGCCAGACCGCGCAGACCTACACATGGACCAACCCCACCGGCGACCCCACCTCCACTATCGTCCACGACGGCACCGGCATCTTCCACGCCGACCTCACCACCACGAACCTCGCCGGCGTTTGGAACGTCATCTGGTCAGGCCAGCCCTCGAGCGGAATGGACACCACCAAGACCTCGGCGGTCTGGCAGGGCGAAATCACGGTGAGCCCGGTCGGTTTCTGATAGGCTCCAGATGGCGCGAGCCTGAGGAGGACCAATGACGATTGACCTATCCGAGTTTCGAGCACATAGAGCAAGCCAACCATGCACCGTGGGACGCTTTGCCGCCAAGCTCGACGCAACCAACCGCGACAAGTTCACCGCGGCGCTTGCGGAGGGAACCATCAGCACGATGGCGATCTACCGCTGGCTGATTGAGAAGGGCGCGCCCTTCCAATACAACGTGGTGCACCGACACCGGACGAACCAATGCGCGTGCAACCGGACCTAAGCGAATTTGAGCAGCGCCCCGAGAAGGCCGTCCGATCCTCAATCGAGATTGGCGCCGACGGAGGAGAGCTGCAGACCGGCGCCCTCGAGCAGCCGATAGAACTGGCCTCGGACTGGCGCGCGGTGCTTGCCGGCTTCGGGCTCGATCCGGACGAGTTCTACGTCGTCGACGACACCGTCAAGATGAGCAAGTGGCAGCAGAGCAAGCGCACGGAGGACGGCCACCGAGACATCGTGTGGCTCTATTCCTACAAGGCGCGCTTTTCACGCCGCACGCCCCAAGCGACGGAAGCCGACATCAACGAGCTCCGCGCCCAGATCAAGAAGTGGCGCCCCAAGACCCCGCACATCGAGACCACCGGCGAGCCCTGCACCTTCCTAATCGCGTGGGCCGACTGGCAAATCGGGAAATCAGAAGGCGGCGGCGTCGAGGCCACGGTTGCCCGAGTTCAGCAATCTTTCACCGACAGCCTCGCTCGCATCAACGAGCTGCGCAAAGCGGGACGCAACATCAGGCACGTCGCCATCTTCAACATGGGCGACCCCAGCGAAGGCTGCGACAACAACTACGCCAGCCAACGGGCAACCGTGCAGCTCAACATGAGGGCCCAACTAAACCTCGTTCTGGATTTATGGACACAAGGAGTGGCCGCACTCCAGCCGGACATCTTCGCCTCGGTGCTCTGCAACCACGGAGAGTGGACACGCAACGGCGGCTCCAAGCCGGTGACCAGCGACAGCGACAACGTCGGCGGCTACCTCGGCGACACGCTACAGCGCATCTTCAGCGACACCGCGCTACCCAACCGCTGGCACATCGCCCATGACGAGATGGTGCAGATGATCGACCTCTCCGGCGTCCCGGTGGCGATTACGCACGGCCACAAGATCAGCGGCAAGGAGCACGAGTGGCTCCGCGGCCAGAGCCAACGCCTGCAATACGAGACCGGAACCATGCCGCGCCTTTGGATTACCGCCCACCGGCACCACTTGGCGATTGACGACTTCGGTCCATTCTTCCGACTGCAATGCCCAAGCCTTGATGGAGGCTCGAAGTGGTTTAGCGACATGACCGGCAAGTGGAGCACGCCGGGAACGCTGACCGCACTCGTTGGCAACCATGATCCGCGCGGCTGGTCGGACCTAGCAATTCTTTAACCAACAAGGAGAACCAATGAACAACTACCAGAAGAACATCGTGCGCACGTTCGTTCCCGTCCTCGTGGCCTCAGCGGTCGCATGGATTACAAAGGCCGAGAAGCACCTCACCCCAACCGAGCTGGCAATTGCCATGCCGGTAGCAACGACGGTCTACTACGCATTGATCCGTCAGCTCGAGACGCGCTACCCAAAGTTCTCGTGGATGCTCGGCGCGCTTCCAGTCAAGGCAGCGGGCTCGACGCCAGCGGAGACGCCAGCCAAGTGAGCGCAGGACCACAGCCGGGAGATATCGGCTTCGCACACTCCGACGGCATCATGGGTCGCGCCATTCGCTTTGGCGAGCGCATCCGTTGGGGAGAGAGCCCGAGCCACTGGAACCACGCCTTCATCGTTGACACGGTGAAGATTGTCGGCAGCATCACCGAGGGCTACCGCACCGAGATTACAGTCATCCAAGCCGAGCCATCAGGCGTGACCGACGACAAGCCAATCAGCACGGTGGGCTCATACACATTGATCGAGCCCGATCCAACGCACAGCCGCAGAGACATACTGGCGTTCGCGCGCGCACAAGTTGGCAGCGAGTACGGCTGGGGATCGATTGCGAGCTGCGCGCTCGACTGCATGACGCCCAACTGGGCTCCGTCATTCAGAAGGCCCGGCACTTGGATCTGCAGCGCGCTCGTCGCCGAGGCGTTGCGCTACGGAGGATGGCTGCACAATTTCGATGACATCTACACCGTGACGCCTGCGCAACTGTTCGCCGCCTACACAAACACGCATTAACATCAAAAACGAACCGAGCACAGCTCGGCTTCATGTTCTTCCTCAGGACACCCCGAGAATCCCCAGCCGACTGGCCACCCAGTGCGGCTGGGGATTTCTTTATTTCCAAAGCCCAATGATTACAAGGCGTTTCGAGGGTCTAAAATTTCTTTAACAAAATGCTTGCGCCTGTCCACGTGGTGGACATACACTGAGATTACCGGCAACACCGCCGGGTTCCTGAGGAGGAAAGATGAACGCAGTGACCTTTACGAAGTTTAAGGATGGAAAGGGCCGGATGTCTTGGGTCGCCAACGACCTGAGCGGGCTGTTCATCAGCCGCGAGCGTTCGGTCATCGACGGCGAGTTCTACTACCCCGTCAGCACTTACTCGGCGACGAGCGGCAACCGGGTCATCGCCGACTTCAACACCCTCGCCGAAGCCAAGTCGTTCGTCGTCCGTCAGGCAGGTGCGTGATGACCGAGACCACCACACTCGCCGCGGTCAAGTTCCGTCAAAGCATCTGGGCACAATGGATGGAGGAGGCGGTCATCGGCTTGAAAGACACCGACATGGTGACCGCAGTGACCGAATGCACGCCCTTTGGAAACTACCTAATCGGACTCGCACCGGCAGGAGCACAATGACGGACTACACCAACTACCAGCTCGCCTGCATGGAGTGCGACCTGATCCACCGAGGGCTGGAATTCCGCACCTCGCAACTGCTGGCCGACCAGCACGAAGCCGACACAAACCACCTAGTCCGGGTGGAGCCACAATGACGATCGCAAAGGGCTCGGTTCTTTCGAGCTGGAACGGCTACGAGCGAGGAGACGAGGTCAAGGTCGTTGGGCAGCGCGGGAAGTTCTACTTCTACTCGGTGCGCCTCGACGAGAACGGAGCGCCTCGCTGGATTACCGTCATCGGCGGCACATGGCAGCACTCGAAATACCGGCACTTCGGGCCGACGATCGTGAGCCCGGTCAAGAAGAAGCAGGCCGACTGATGTCACACCTAAAGCGCATAATTGAAGACCGACTTGGAAGCACGCTCAACGAGTGGCTCCAAGAGGCAAATTCTGAAGGAGCCACCTGTCGAGAGATAGCGCGGCGCCTTACAGAGACCACCGGAATCACGGTGTCCAAATCAGCAGTCAACAACTGGCTGCTTAACAAAAGAGGAGAATAATGAAGTTCCAGATCACCCTGACGAGTGAGCAGTACGCCACTCTGATGACAGCGTTAGCGTTCACCGACGCCACGCTCCACGAAGGCGAATTCCACGATCGAGTGGAGAAGCTCGCCGCCGACATCACAAGCAGCTTCGAGCCGCTAATTGAAATCAAGGCAGGCAAGTGATGCCCTACATTTCACGCAAGAAGCACCGGGCGCTGACCAACAAGATCAGCGAGCTCGAGACCACGGTGACCAGCCTCAAGGCAATCATCGCCAAGAGCGACACACCAGCCAACGTTTCACTGGCAATCGACATGGTGGCCATGCGCAGCAAGGGCATGACCTACGACCAGATCGCCGAGGTGTTGAACGAGAAGGGCCTCACCGGGCCAAAGGGCGGCAGATGGCACGGCTCGACCGTTCGACCACAAGTGCTCAAGGCCAATGGCTCTGATCCACTCGGGCGCAGCATCAACCGACACAAGCGCAACCGCAAGGTCGGTGCATGATGGCGAACTTCAACCTGAACGATTACGAGCCCGTCGAAGTTCGACTGGCGCGCTTCTGGGAGCAGCACCCTAACGGGCGAGTGCTTACAGAACTGATCCACCACGGCGAAGGCCAGTTCATCGTTCGCACGGCGCTGTTCCGCGAGGGAGAGAACCAGCCCTTCGCCACCGGCTACGCGGAAGAACTGGTCACCACCCGAGGCGTCAACCAGACCTCGGCGCTCGAGAACTGCGAGACTTCGTCTGTTGGTAGAGCGCTGGCACAGGCGGGCTTCGCCCCTAAGGGCAAGCGCCCCAGCCGGGAGGAGATGCAGAAGGTCGAGCGCAACGGAGGCACCCCAGCCATCCCCGAGCTCAACGAGAAGCAGAAGGCGGTGCGCGAGCAGCTCGTCCGAATTCACCCGCAAACGGGAGTACGCAAGGAATACCTTTTCGCAATCACCAAGCGCGAGCTGGCCGGAATCTACGAGCTCACCGACGACGAGTGCACTACGATTATCAACGACCTGCAAACAAAGGAGAAGGACAATGGCTGACGCCACCATCACCATCATCGGGAACCTCACCCGTGACCCGGAATTGAAGTTCATGGACAAGACCGGCAACGCCGCCGTCAAGATTGGCGTGGCGGTCACCAAGAAGTGGAAGGACCGCAACGGAGCCGAGCAGGAGCAGACATCGTTCTTTGACTGCTCGGCCTTCGGGTCGATTGCCCAGAACATCGCCGACAGCCTGCACAAGGGCGACCGGGTAATCGTTCACGGCACGCTGGAGCAGCGCAGCTGGGAGACGGACAAGGGCGAGAAGCGATCGGCGGTCGAGGTGAAGATTGAGGCGTGCGGTCCAGACCTGCGCTGGGCAACCGCCCACAAGGGCGACAGCGTCGCACCCAAGACCACCGCGCACCGCTACTCCGAGCCCGAGGACGCTTTCTAATGGCGACCACCAGCGCCGGCGTTCAGGCCATTCTCGAGGCCATTCTGGAGAACTACGGAGACATTGAGCTGACCGCAGAAGACGCCAACGAGATCTACGGCGGGAGCAAGCCCGGCAAGGTCAAGGACTTGGCGCACGCCAACCTGATCCAGTACGCGCTGCTTCACGCCCACATGCAGATACAAGGGCTCGTGGCGCACATTGAGAACCTGAACCACCCAAACCGAGCGCAGCGACGAGCAGCCAAGAAGCAGGGCCTCGTCCTGCCCAAGTAGTCGCCGACTCCGCAACGGCGACACAAGGCCGGCCTCTTCGGAGGCCGGCCTTTTCATTAAGTGAACGGACCTTGACGCCCGCCGACCGGCGGCGCTAGGTTTGAGGGCGGGCAAGGAGCCCGTCAATCCTGAGGAGGACAATTATGAAGAAGCACCACATCACCACCGAGCGAGGACGCGACTACGTCCTGTTCGCAGCCTGCTGGACCGAGCTCGCCGTCGTTCTTTACGGCTTCGGCTTCGGGTGGGGAATTTTCACGACCGTGCTGACCGCACTCGCCAGCTCCGGAGTCGCAGCGATCGTCACGGCAGCCACGCTCGCCGTGATTAGCGAGTGAACTGCACAGGGACGCCGACGGGCCTCTTCTTCGACGAGGCAAGGCAAGACGAGGCAAAGGCCATCTGCAACGGCTGTAAGGCCCGCACAGCGTGCTTAGACAAGGCGATACGCAGCGAGCCCTACGGCGTCTGGGGAGGCACCACGCCGGAAGAGCGCGTGCTGATCCGTCGGCTTCAGAACCTCGAGCTCGACGAGATGACCGGCGCAGACCACCCCAAGTGCGGAACCAACGCCGGCTACCACCGATTGATGGCTCGACGCAAGCGCGGGGAGACCGTCAGCGACTGCGAGCCATGCCGGTTGGCCCATAACGAATATGCCTACCGCGGCAAGAAGAACCGAGAGACACAATGAGTTTTAACAACCCTCCGTGCGCAGGAGAGACGCAGCTCTTCTACCCGGATTACCTGACACCAAAGGGCGACCGCATAAGGGCAGAGAAGAAAGCGCAGGCCATCTGCGCCGGCTGCCGCTACCAACCCGAGTGCTTGGAGATTGGCGTCAATAACGAGATTTATGGCATCTGGGGAGGAGCCAACGGCAAGGAGCTAAAACGGATCCGCAAGCAACGGAACATCAAGCTGGCGCGCAACGCCCAGTGGATAGAAGACCACCCGAGCTGCGGCTCGGAGCGCGGATACCAATGGACCATGCTCAACGGCATCAGTTGCGCCGAGTGCAACCAAGCCCACAAGAACTACGTCGAGGGCCACCGCATGCCCGCCGGCTACGAGGAGCCCGGCGCCCACCCCAACTGCGGCACCGAGAAGGGCTACCAGATGCTCGCACGCCGCTGCCAAGCCAACGGAGGCAAGGCTGCCGGTTTCACGGTGACATGCCCCGTCTGCAAGCGAGCGCACGCCGACCGCAGCTCAAAGTTGCGCCAGCCCAAGCGAGCGACCTCATGAGCGTCCGAGTGCAGGCGATCGTCTGGCAGATTGACCTACAGCCGAGCCAAAAGTTAGTGGCCATCGCCCTTGCCGACCACGCGCACGAGGACGGCACCGAGGCACGCCCGAGCCAAGCCACGCTCGCCATGAAGACCGGCATGAGCGATCGGCACGTTCGGAGAATCCTCAAGGAGCTCGTCGACCTCGGAGTGATCAGCGTCCAGAGGCCCGCAGGACAGCACCGGGCGACCTGCTACCGCTTCAACATGGGAGAAACCAGACCGGACACCATGTCCGCCCTGAAAAAATCCAGACCGGACATTTCAGCATCCAGACCGGACATATGCGACACTCAGACCGGACACCCGTGTCCTACTAACCATAAAGAACCGTTATTAGAACCAGCGCCGGACATGGCAGAAATCAAAAAGCGGAACCGTCAGATCTTCCAAAATCGAAAATGACACACCGGCGTGCATTACGCTAAAAGCGTGAAGCTCGAGAGCGAGGACAACCCGCAGCCGCAGGACGACTACCTCAAGCTGCTCTGCCACCTTTGGCGAAACGGCATCACGGTCAACGCCAACCCGATCCGTGGGCAGCTCACGATTATCGGCTCGGAGGAGCCGCACCTAATCAACTGGGTGAAAGAGCACTACAGCCGGCTGGAGCACTGGCTGCCGGGACAATGCGACGGCTGCACGCAGTGGTGCATGGAGCGCACAAGCGCCTTCTGGGGAGCGTCACCACACTTCTGCTTTCGATGCCTCGCATGGACCGTCGACTATTTCGAGCGCAACCAGCAGTGGCCCGAGGGGAACTGGTTTGCTGGCGAGACTTTTAACTTCGGTGACCTCGAGACCCCAGACAAGGATGACGAGTGAAGCGCAGCCGGCTCAACCCCGTCTCAAAGAAGCGGCAGGCCGTGAACGTGGCGCGCCGGATCTTCGTGCGTCGGATCCTCGAGGAGCGCCCCCAGTGCGAGGCGCAGATCCCTTACACTTGCTCGAATCACGCGACCGATGTGCACGAGATCATGACCAGAGCACGAGGCGGCTCAATTCTTGACGAGTTCAACGTGCTCGCCCTTTGCCGGCCATGCCACCATTACATCACCACCGAGCCGGCGTGGAGCCAAATTAACGGCTTCACCGTGCACAGCTGGGCAACCAGCGCCGACCTGATAGCAGCAGAAAGAGCGAGGGAGATTTACCGCCGTGACCCGTGAACGCAAATTTAGAGTGGGAACGGTTGACCAGTACGCCATCTGGCACAAGGCCAACCACCGCACCCCGCGCAAGCGCAAGAAGAAGATTAAAACCATCGGAAGCACAGACCCGTTCGGGATTGCCATCGAGATTGCCATCGGCAACATGAGGTACGGCAGTGGCGACTGATCCGTTATTTGGCAAGGCAACGTGGAAAAACACGATGCTTGAAAAGGACTTCCAAGAACAGCTCGCGCACGCCATGAGACTGAACGGCTGGTCGGTTTATTCCGTGCCAGACAGCCGGCGAGTTTCGCTGGCCGGATACCCCGACATCACGGCATGGCGTGGAGAACGGCTCATCTTTGCCGAGCTCAAAAGAGAGAAGGGCAAGACCAGCCCGGCACAAGACGAAGTGCTCGCCGAGCTGCGCCAGATCCCATGCGCCGAGGTCTACGTCTGGCGACCAAGCGACTGGACTACAATCGAAGCCACGATAAGGAGGAGCCACCCATGACCGTCGCAATCCTGAGCACGCTGCTGCTCTTCGTTTCGATCGTGAATCTTCGCGGCCCCAAGCGATGAAGAACTCCGACAGAATGATACGCGACCGCAAGATGGTCGAAAAGGCAATCGCACGATTGACCGACGGAGTGATGCTGGACCTTGTGAGACGAGCCGGCACGCGCGCAGTCGCCGACGCAACCGGGCAACGAGGACCACGAAGCAAGGGCTCCTACTCAGACCCAACCGCCGCCGCAGTGATCCGTCGCGAGAGCGCCGCCGTTGCGGATCCGATATTTGACGCCGTGCGCGACATCAGCCGATTGCTCGATGAAATGGCTCGGATGTCGATGAAACTTGACGACCTCGTGCGCTTCGTTCAGACCGGCAAAGAGCGAGCACGGGAAGCAACGACCGAGCGATGCAAATCATGCGACCGCATTGTCGAGTGCACACCAGCAGACCGACTGCGATCGGGCCAATGCATGGCGTGCTACCAAGCGCAACGCAGGGCAAAAACTCAAGCAAAATAAAGGCTTTAGAAAATACTTGCTTGTGTCCACGTGGTGGACATACAATTCAAACAAGGGCAAAGCGCCCGAGATCCTGAGGAGGACAAGATGGAATTGAAGCACCGCAACCCAAAGCCCGGCGACAAGCTGGTCAGCAGTTACAAGCACCGACTAATCGCCGAAGTCGTCGGAGACATGAACGGCAAAACGGTCTTTCGCTTTATCGGAAGCACGGAATGCGTGATTTACACCGACCTCGCAATCCACGGCACCGACGAAGACGGCATCCTCTGGAAGGTGATCTGATGAAGACCGCGCCCACCGCTTACTTCCGCTACACCACGCGCGGCACGGTCGGCTGGTACTGCGAAGCACACAAGAACCGACTGACCAGTCCATTCTGGGCAGGAGGAGACGCCAGCGTCCGAATCACCTGCTGCAAGTGCGGCACCAAGATGGGAGGGGAGGCATGACCTACAACCTCTTCGACCTGCCGCCCTACGAGGACCAGCTCACAAGCATCCTTGCCGCCGAGAGCATGATCGGGAAGACGGCCACGCTTCGCAGCCGGGTGCTGGAAGCGATCCGCGAGCAACCAATGACCGACGAAGAGATCGCCGACCGGCTGCAGCTCGCACCAAACACGGCGCGGCCTCGGCGCATCGAGCTCACCCGAGACGGGCTGGTCGTCAAAGTTGGAGAAGCCATCACCCGGTCGGGACGCCGCGCGATTGTCTGGGGAACGGCATGACGAGCTTTAAAAACCAGACTCACATCAAAATGACATGGGAAGTGCTCCAGAAACTTATGGACGGATTGAAGGCTGGTCAATCCGACCACTTCTACTGGCTCGACACCGAGGAGCTGGCCTACCGGGAAGAAGCGCCAACCCCAGACGAGGAGGAGCAAGAATGAACTCACTCATCTTGGTGGGAGACGCTCGCCAGCGTCTAGCAGAGCTGCCAGCAGGCTCGGCTCGCACCTGTGTCACGTCACCGCCCTATTTCGGGCTTCGTGACTACGGGACAGCAACTTGGAACGGAGGGGATACAGACTGCGATCACCTCGGCAAGCCAATGGCGACTAAGGCAAACATCAACCGAAACTGCGGAACTGGAAACGATGTCAAGAACGCAACTGCTAGGGAGTTCTTTCGTGAAACCTGTGGGAAGTGCGGTGCGACCCGTATCGACTCTCAAATCGGCCTCGAGGATGCTCCAGATGCCTACGTCGCTGAAATGGTCGCCGTATTCCGTGAGGTCTGGCGAGTTCTTGCCGACGACGGAACCCTCTGGCTCAACTTAGGCGATAGTTTCGCAAAGGAAAAACAACTGCTCGGCATCCCGTGGCGAGTGGCGTTCGCTCTCCAGGCTGACGGCTGGTATCTGCGCTCAGACATCATCTGGCACAAGCCCAACCCAATGCCCGAGAGCGTGACAGACCGACCCACCAAGAGCCACGAGTATCTATTCCTGCTCACCAAGTCACCTCGCTACTACTACGACCACGAAGCAATCAAAGAGCCTGTTTCAGATGCAAGTCTGGCTCGCTCAAAGTATGCCTTCCACAGCGATAGGCCTAGCACCAAAAACGCCAGTATGGGTGGAGCAGGTATCCACACCGACCAAATGGGAGAGCGTTTCGTAAACCCAACGGGACGCAACAAGAGAGATGTCTGGACTATCACGACCAAACCGTTTAAGGGCGCACACTTCGCAGTAATGCCCGAAGCGCTGGTCGAGCCTTGTGTCTTGGCCGGAAGCGCCGAGGGAGACACGGTGCTTGACCCTTTCACCGGAAGCGGAACGGTGGCAGTCATGGCAAACCGACACGGGCGCAACTTTGTCGGCACGGAACTCAACCCTGAATACGCTGAAATTGCCTACAACCGCATTACCAATGACTCACCAATGTTGAACACAGTCGAAGTAAGCCAAACCAGAGAGGAGGAGGCCGAGTGATCCGCAAAGCAATCGCCCTCGCCGTCCTGAGCACGCTCACGGTTGCGCCGCACCACCACGCCGCAGCCAAGACAGCGCCAGCACCACACATTGCGGTCAAGGCGCAGCTCGTCGACGCAACCACCATGCGCAAGTGGACTCGGGTCTACATCTGCGAGACCCACAACTGGGCGCAACGTGGACACTACGCCGGTGGGCTGGGCATCACCCAGTGGAACTGGGAGCACCACGGCGGCCTGCGCTTCGCACCGACACCGGGAGACGCAACGCCGCAGCAGCAAGTATGGGTCGCGGTTCAGATCCAGCACGGGCTCCCCGTCCCAGACCAAAACAACCAATGCAAGGACTGGTAAGCATGGCTGACCTTTTCACCGTGGCCAACGTGCAGAACGGCATCGCCAAAAGCCTCAAAAAGATTGACGAGCTCGTCGACGAGATCGCAAAGGCCGGCGACGACGCAGCACACCATGAGGCCGACTTTAAGACCGCCTACGCCAAAGCACGGCTACAGATCCGTGCGCTGGCTAAGGAGAAACTGACAGTGGACGAGGTGGCAGACCGAGCCCACGGGCTCTGCGAAGCCGAGTTCCTCGCCTACAAGATTGCCGAGAACCGGCTGACCACCTGCCGAGAGGCGCTCCGAGCCGCCCAGTCACGGCTCGACGGATTGCGCAGCTTGCTGACCAGCATCCGTGCAGCGACCTGATGTCACATAGTAGATTTAGAATCGCAGTACCAACCAACCAAGCCTGAGGAGGCACCATGAAAGTAATTACAAGAACCGACACGATCGACCACGAGGAGTGGCTCGAAGCCCGAGGTAAGGGAATCGGCGGCTCCGACGCCGGCACCATTCTCGGCACCAACCCCTACAAGAGCCGCATGCAGCTCTGGCTGGAGAAGACCGGGCGCGTGGAGGACCCGTTCAACGGCAACGAGGCCACTCGCCTCGGTCAAGCCTTCGAGCGCCCGATCGCGGAGATCTACGCCAAGCAGATAGCGGAAGAAGGGCTGGCAGTTGTCGCTTGGCCGGTCTTGCTTCAGGGGAACAACGAGTTCCAGCTGGCCAACGTCGACTTTCTAATTTGCCGGGTCAGCGACCTCAACGCCCACGAGTTCGAGCTGGGCAAGGTCAACGATTACTACGGGCAAGACTTCCCAATCGGAACAACCGAGATCCTCGAGATCAAGACCACCGGCCTGTCGGGACGAGGCAACGCCGCCGCATGGAACGACGGCCAGATCCCGCCGGCCTACAAGAGCCAGATTTGCCACTACGCCGCAGTGACCGGCCTCTGGGACGCGCGCGTGGTCTGCTTGATCGGCGGGCAGGGAATCGTCGAGCGCCGGGTGCAGTTCACCACCGGCGACGTGGTGGCCCTTACAACCGCGGAACTTGAGTTCTGGAACCAAGTGACCACGGACACCGAGCCGGCGGCCACAGGGGACGACCTAGACGCGCTGAAGACGCTCTATCCCGAAAGCACCGAGGAGACGGTCGAGGGAGACGAGATGGTGGCCGACTTGGTCCGCGAGTACGTCGCAGCCAAAGAAGTGCTCGACCAGCAAGAAGCGGAACTCAAGAACCTCCGAGCGCAGCTGGAGCAGCTCATCGGATCCGCAAGCGCCGTGACCTTCGATGGCCAGACCCTCTACACCTACAAGAGCACGAAGGCCAGCGAAACCTTTGATGCAAAGGCGTTTAAAGAAGCGCACCCCGAGCTGGCCGCCCAGTTCACCAAGACCAAGCCCGGCTACCGACTGCTGAAGGTGACGAAATGACCGACATGAAGAACACCCCAGACTGCCCGCACGGATACACGCAGACAAGCGCGTGCGCTTCCTGCGCCCAGCAGCGGATTATGGACATGCAAGACGAGCTGATCAAATCGAGCAAGCGCGAGCTCGCAAGGTGCCGAATCGAGAAGTACGAGCTCAAGGAGCAAGTGGCGTCGCTCAAGGCACACATCAAGGCAACGCTGGAAGCCCGGCTGCGGCACGTTCAAATCCACGTTGACACCGCCGGCTTTAACGACAGCCTCGAGCAAGCGCGCAAATCACTGATCGTCCGAGAAGACCGCGACGAACCGCACAGCATGACCAACGAGGCCACCCGGAGCGAACTGCGCAGCCGGCACCAGCCAACGGAGAGCGAGACTGATCCAAAGAAGCAGCAGTGCGCGCTGTGGGAGTGCGGCATGGAATGGCCATGCGACACGGCCAAAGCGCTCAACGGCTGGGAGGCAGACCTCGCGTTCCGGATTGCCGAGCTCGAAGAAATCGAAAACGAGTTCCCGTGAGCAGCCGATGACCCCCGAAGAACGCCAAGCCCTACGCTGCGCTCTACTGCTGACTGCCGAGCACACCACCACCGTCGCTGGGCCGTTCCACGTTATAGAGTTGTAATCGTGCTACTAAAAGGGAACTGCCTCGAAACGCTCAAGACGCTGGCCGACAACAGCGTGGACTCAATCGTCACCGACCCACCCTACGAACTGGGCTTTATGGGCAAGACGTGGGACGCCTCGGGCATTGCCTACAACCAAGACCTGTGGGCCGAGTGTCTCCGAGTGCTAAAGCCAGGCGGCCACCTGCTGGCGTTCTCCGGCTCTCGCACCTACCACCGGATGACCGTGGCCATTGAGGACGCTGGCTTCGAGATCCGTGACCAAATAATGTGGCTCTACGGCTCTGGCTTCCCGAAGTCGCTGGACGTGAGCAAAGCCATAGACAAGGCTGCCGGTGCGGAGCGTGAAGTGACTGGTCAAGCAAAAGCAGGGATAGCAAGTGGACAAGGAAACGCCGTAGGTGGCCCGAAACCCCTGATTGACAAGAAAGAAATCCCAGTCACCCCTGAGGCGCAACGCTGGCAAGGCTGGGGAACAGCCCTAAAGCCAGCCCACGAGCCTATCTGTGTCGCTCGCAAGCCCCTGACCGGCACGGTGGCCTCGAACGTGCTGGAGTGGGGAACGGGTGCGATGAACATTGACGGGTCACGGGTTGGGACGACAGTGGAAACGTGGCCTGCAAGCAGAAGTTATGGAGGCGACCCAAGTGAGACAGCGTTCACTAAAACGTCCGGCGAAGTAGTTAGAGCGCAACAAACTGGCCCCGCTCCCGAAGGTCGCTGGCCTGCCAACGTCATCCACGACGGAAGCGAGGAAGTGCTGGCAGGGTTCCCGAACGACGCAGGGCGCTTCTTCTACTGCGCTAAGGCAAGCAAGTCCGAGCGCAACGCAGGGCTGGAAGGGCTGCCAGAAAAGGCAGTAGGTGCTTTCAACATAAGAACTGATGCTCATTCAGTCAAAAATGGAATGGATACTAAACCAGCCCAGAACTTCCACCCCACCGTCAAGCCCCTTGCCCTGATGCGCTACCTCGTCAAGCTCGTGACACCACCAGGCGGAACCGTGTTAGATCCGTTTCTCGGCTCCGGCTCAACGGCAGTGGCCTGTGTCCTTGAAGGCTTTGACTGGGTGGGCTGTGAGATGACCGAGGACTACTGGTCAATGATCGAGGCACGGGTCGAGTGGGCGCACAACCAGCCCAAGACCCTGCTCTAGTGTCACCAGTGAAACCAATGCCCCACCTGCGGAGAGAAACTATGAGCCCCGAAGAACTAAAGCCTAACGACCTAAAAACTAAAGTTGAGTGCGACGTAATCAAGCACCTCACCGAGCGCAATATTGAAAGAAGCAAAATACTGGCCGTCATACACGCTTACGACGAAACGCCCGAGAGCAAACTGGCACGGATTTGGGAAGTATTAGGGAGAGAAGCGTGAGCGACTTTAACGACTTCGACGCTTTCGTCGAGAAGCACCAGATCAAAAACGATGAGCTCGGAGCAGCCTTTGCCGCGTGGCTGAGCGGCAAGGGCTGGGACGGCGACTTCGAGCAGGTCAAGTGACCGTCATCGCCGCAATCAGCACGCCCACAGGAGCAACCATCGGAAGCGACAGCCTCGCCGCCGTCGGGGATTTATGCGCCCCGAGCGCCACGCCCAAGATTGCGCGCTACGGCAACGTGCTGCTGGGCTTCGCCGGGTCATGGCGAGCCGGCCAGCAATTCATGGAGCACACCAGAAGGCTGGCCAACCCCACCCTGCGGCAGATATTGGAGTGCGAGACCGCAGAAACCGACTGGAACCTTCTGATCGTTGAGGGCTTAAGGATTTACGAGGTGAGCGCCGACAAAGGCGTCGTGGAGGCTTTGAGCGTGGAAGGATACGCCTACAGCGCCATCGGATCCGGCGCGAGCGTGTGCCTCGGCGCGCTGGGCTTCGCAGCTCCACGGCTCGATCGGGCATCGCTTCGACGCGCGCTAATGGTCACCGCCGAGCACACCACCACGGTGGCCGGCCCGTTTCATACCATCGAATTGTCACCACATTAAAACCGAATAATTGCTTAGCGTTTGTGTTAGTCACCATTTCATGGGAGAATGAGAGCCTAGATTAGGCGCACTGCACCCAATCGAAGCGACAAGGGGAACCATGAACGTCGAGACAGTCGACATCGCAGATCTGACACCAGACCCGCGCAACGCACGCACGCATGACAAGCGCAACCTTGACGCCATCGCACACAGCCTGCGCGAGTTCGGCCAGCGCAAGCCAATCGTCGTGACGTTCGACGGAGTGGTCATCGCCGGCAACGGGACGCTCGAAGCGGCCAAACAGCTCGGCTGGAAGCAAATCACCATCTCCCGAGCACCCGAGGAGTGGGACGAAGCCACGGTGCGCGCCTACGCCCTCGCCGACAACCAGACCGGCGCCCTCGCCTCATGGGACGACGCAATCCTTAAGGCAACGCTTGAGGAGTTGGCAATTGACGGCTGGGACATTACCGAGCTGGGATTTGACGCCCCGGTGGAGCCGGTCGATCCAATGCAGGGCGACCTTGACGAACTGCCCTCGGTCCCAGAAGAACCGACCAGCGAGCTCGGCGACATCTGGCTGCTCGGCCCGCACCGCCTGCTTGTTGGAGACGCCACGGACCGCGAGCACGTCCAGAGGTTGATGGACGGCAAGAAGGCCGACCTCGTCTGGACCGATCCGCCCTACAACGTCGCAATCAGCGGAGTGGCCGGCGAGATTATGAACGACGACATGGAAAATGGCGACTTTGTAGAATTCCTCCGCAAGGTCTACAAGAACTACATGGAAGCCATGAAGCCCGGCGCCGTGATTTACGTCAGCCACGCAGACAGCGAGCGCGTGAACTTTAGCCTTGAATTCCAAAACGCCGGCTTCAAAATGAGCGAAGTCATCATCTGGGTGAAAAACCATTCCACCTTCGGCCGCCAAGACTTCAACTGGAAGCACGAGCCAATCCTCTACGGCTGGAAAGAGGGAGAAGGCCACTACTTCTGCGGCGACTTCACCCGCACCACGGTTATCGACGACGACATGGACCTTGACAGCCTCGACCACGAGCAGCTCGTGGAATTGGTCCGCAAGATGAGCAACGAGGGCTCAACGGTAATCCGAGAAGACCGCCCCAGCCGGTCGGAACTGCACCCAACGATGAAGCCAATCGCACTGGTCGAGAAGATGATCGAGTGGAGCAGCCGGCCAAAGGAGATCGTGCTGGATTTCTTTATGGGCTCCGGGTCGACCATCATCGCGGCACACAAGGCCAACCGAATCGCCTACGGGCTCGAGCTTGATCCGCGCTACGCCGACGTAATCTGCGCCCGCTGGCAGAAGCTCACCGGCATCAAGCCCGTGCTGGAATCCACCGGCGAAGAATTTGATTTTAAGCCCTAACGCCTAACCTTCCTAACAAATGGCACGATACGAGCGAACCGAAGAACAAGCCCACATTGACACCGAGGCACTGCGCCTGCGGTCGCGCGGCTACACATACCAGCAAATCGCAGACCAGATGGACTGCTCCAAGCCAACGGCCTACGCCCGCGTCCAGAGAGCCCTCGCAGCAATCCCAGCGGAAGCGGTCGACGAGTACCGCCGGCTGGAAGGAGAGCGCCTCGACGGACTGCTGGCCATTGCGACACACAAGGCATTCACGCAGAACTCGCTGCCGGCCATTGACCGATGCCTCGCCATCATGGACCGACGCGCCAAGCTGCTGGGACTTGACGCCCCGGTGAAGACCGAAGTGATTACGCTGGACTTTATCCAAGCGGAGATCGCACGTCTGGAAGCGTCACTAGGGGAGAACGATGAGCACGCTGAAGCAACAGAGGCTGACCGAGCTTAAACGGCTCGAAGCGCTCGAGCTCAAAGCCCGAGCCGCCAGTTCCGCACGCACCAAGCAAGCGATCGGCGACAGCGAGTACCGGCGCAAAGCCCGAGCCCAGCAGTTGCCGCCAGAAGGGGACTGGCGCATCTGGCTCATCATGGCGGGTCGCGGATTTGGCAAGACGTGGACCGGCAGCCGCTGGCTACTGGAGCAAGCGCTCATCAACGACGGAACCGAGTGGTTTATCGCCGCCCCAACCTTCGGAGCTCTAAAGCGCGTGTGCTTCGAAGGCCCCAGCGGAATCCTGCAGGCGCTCGACCCCGGCATGCGGCAGGGATACAACCGCAGCGACCTGATCCTCACGCTGACCAACGGCTCGAAGATTATCGGCCTGAGCGCGGAGAAGCCTGACGGCGCGCTGGGATTGAACCTCAGCGGCGGCTGGGCTGACGAGTTGGCCGCGTGGCCCTACGACGAGATGTGGACCCGAGGCATCAGCCCCGCGCTCCGCATTGGCGACCCGAAAGTGGTCATCACCACCACGCCTCGCCCGGTTCCCTTGATCAAGGAGTTCACGGCGCGAGACGACGGCTCGGTCGTAATCACCCGAGGCTCGACGTTCGACAACGCCGGCAACCTTTCACCGGCAGCGCTCCAAGAACTGCGCCAGCGCTACGAAGGCACCCGTCTGGGCCGGCAGGAGCTCTACGGCGAACTGCTGCTGGACACACCCGGCGCCCTTTGGCGAGCGACCGACATCGAGAGCACCCGCATCAGCCCAGACAAGCTGCCCGAGATGGTGCGCATCGTCGTGGCCATTGACCCCGCCGTCACAAGCGGCGAGACAAGCGACGAGACTGGAATAGTGATCGTCGGCAAGGGCATCGATGGGCGCGGATACGTTCTGGGCGACCGCAGCTGCCGCGACACCCCAAGCGGGTGGGCGCACCGGGCAGTGCAGGCATTCGAGGACTTTAACGCCGACCGCATCGTGGCCGAGAAGAATCAAGGCGGCGACATGGTCGAGATGACAATCCGATCCGTGATGCCAAGCGCGCCCTACAAAGGCGTGAGCGCCCGCACCGGCAAGCGCCTGCGCGCGGAGCCACAGGCGGCTCTCTACGAGCAAGGACGAGTCTCGCACGTCGGGATGTTCGAGCAGCTCGAGGACCAGATGACCACGTGGCTCCCAGACAGCGGCACCAGCCCAGACCGGCTCGACGCACTGGTGCACGGGCTCGCCGAGCTTGGGCTGGCAGCCGGAAGCAGCGCCGACCGCTTCTTCCAACAACTCGCACCCCCATGCGACACATGCGGCCTCCCGGTCGCACAAGGCAGCACGAACTGCCCGCACTGCGGCGCACGCAACGAAACACCAGACCTCACGCAGATCTACCCACGATAAGGACGACATGGCAATTCGGGACCGCTTCAGCCGCAAGGCACGAGACCAGAAGCTCGCAGAGACAGTCGCAAAGGCGGTCAAGGCCGGCCTCGCCGCAACCCCAATGGGAACGTCCAACTACAACCGAGCGACGCCGTCAGAGCCTTACAGCACGATTGCGGGACAAGGCATCGTCACGGGCATCGGCCAAGCAATCCCAATGGACCGCCCCGGCGTCGGCTACGAATCCGGTCAGCCCGGCTTCACCGGCTCGGGCTTCGGCGCCATGCTGGGACCAGCCGCCCCGTTGCTCCCCGCACCCATTGACGTGGTGCTGGACGACTCGGGCCGCGCGCTTCCCAGAAAATATGAATATCAGGTTGCTCAGAACCTAAACCTGACCCAGTCGGAAGTTCCCTTCGCGGTCTTGCGAAACTTGGCAGAGCAATGCGACGTGATCCACCGCGCAATCGAAATCCGAGTGGGCGACCTCGTCAAGCAGGACTGGTCGTTCGACTTGAGCGAGAACGCCATCGCCCAGATCATGCAGGACGAGAACTGCAGCCACGCCAAAGCGTCACGAATTGGCCGAGAGCGCTACGGCGACGAGATCAACCGCCTCACCTCGTTCTGGAAGAACCCGTACGTCCAGAGCGACCGCAGCTGGAGCGAGTGGCTAACGGAAGCCATGTGGCAAATCATGGTCTTTGACCAGCTCTGCGTTTACCCGCGCTACAACTTGGGCGGCGCAATTATCGGCATGGACATCATCGACGCGCCGACAATCAAGATACTGCTGGACAACCGCGGCGACGTGCCACACCCGCCATCACCGGCTTACCAGCAAATCCTCTGGGGTTTCGTTCGCGGAGAATTCACCGCCAGCCCAGACAGCGATGGCGACTTCTACAACACGCCCGGCAAATACGGCGAATACAAGACCGACCAACTCTCGGTTTTCATTAAGAACCGCCGCAGCTGGAGCGCGTATGGCTTCAGCCCGGTGGAGGAGGCAATCCCAGCCGCCACGCTTTACCTCGACCGCCAAGCATGGATGCGGGCTGAATACCAGTTCGGAAGCATGCCGACCACGTTTATGAAGACCAACTCGATGGAGCTCACGCTGGAGAAGCTGAGCGCCTACGAGCGAATCCTGAACGACCGCCTCACCGGATCCACAGCCGAGCGCCACCGTATCAAGGTGCTCCCCGATGGCTTTGATCCAATCGCCATGCCCAGCGAGTCGGAGCGCTACAAATCGGACTACGACGAGTACATCATCAAGCGCATCGCGGCGTGCTTCGGCGTTGCCCCAAGCGCGCTCGGAGTGGTGGCACGCGCCGGCCTCGGAGGAGGCAAGGGCCACATGGAGGGCGAGCAGGAGTCGAGCGAAACCGTCTCCACTCGCCCGATGGAGAATTACATCACCGACGTGATCAACAGCCTCTGCCGCCGTTACCTCGACGCCGACCTGAACGTCACGTTCGTGCTTCAGGACCGCGCCAACGCCGAGACCATGAAAGACAAGGCGCAGGCACTACAGATCAGCCTGTTCTCCGGCCAAAAGACCCTCAACGACGTACAGGGCGAACTCGGGCAAGCGCTCTACGAGATGCCCGAGGCAGACGAGCCCTTCATTGTGGCCGGGAGCCAGATCCAGTTTCTTAAGGGACTGCTCGAGACCAACGCAACCGGCGAGACAACCGGGCAGAAGGAGACCCCAAGTGAGCAACCAAGCAGCGAGGCAGTCCAAGCTCCGGCTGGCGAAAGCAAAAAAGACACGGGTCAAGAAAGCGAAAGTTCGAGCAGCTCGGCGCAAGCTGACCTAAAGGCGCAGGAGGCTAAGGCGTTTGCCAAGTTTGCCAGCAAGCCCCGCTCTCGGAAGTTCGAGTTCAAACACCACACGCTCGAAGAGGCTGAAGTCTTGAAAGCGCAGATAACCGATAACCCAAAAGCCCGTTCAACTACTAAGGGCGCCAAAGAGGACATGCCCAACTACCCCGCCATTAAACGGCTGGGAGACAAGCACGGCCCGGCCATCAACGCCGCAATCAAAGCAAGCGTCACCGGCTACGAGCTCGCAATTGACCAAGCGCTCCGAAACACGCCCAATCAAGCGAGCCAAGAATTAATCCTCGCCACCGTGCAGGCCAGCATGGGCCACGTTCGGATTGATCCGGCAGGGCTCACCGAGCAGCTCCGCCTGATTTACGAAGCAGCCACGCAGCTCGGAGGAGACGCAGCCGGCGGCTTCGTGGCCGG